AATGGAATAGTTAACCCAAATGAAGTAAGAAGAAAAGAGGACTTAGACGCTTATGAAGGTGGTAATGATTATTTCATGGCAGCAAACATAGGTAGAATAAAAGACTTAAATAATACACAAAATGGAAAATAGAAATATAAAAGCAGAAATAAGAGCAAAAAGCGAAGGTAGCAGAACGGTTACCTTTGTGGCTTCAACTTATGACAAAGATAGACATGGCACTATTTTAAATCAAAAGAATTGGAATTTAGATAACTTCAATGCTAACCCTATTATAGGTTATCAACATAACGTATATGGTGAAGGTTCATCACCTAATCCAGATGACCAATTAGGATATGGACGTGCTTACATCGATGGTGATGAGTTATTAATTGATATAACGTTTGAACCTGCTGAAATCAATCCTTTAGCAGAAAAGATATTCAAGAAAATTCAACACGGCTCTTTACGTGCTGTAAGTGTTGGTTTTGTACCTTTAAAAAATGAAGATGGTAAATACGGTGAAGAACGTGATGGTGCTTATCATTTCTTTGGTCAAGAACTTTTAGAGGTTTCAGTTGTAAATATTCCTTCAAATCCTAAAGCACTTAAAAAGAGTTTGGATGAAATGACAGAAGAAGAAATGCGAAACTACATTAAAAGTTTAAATGAAGAAGTGCAAGTAATTGAAGAACAAAAAGAAGAAGTAGAAAATTATATTGGTAAAGATGTAAACCTTTGTAAAAAAATATTACTTTTGTATAAATCAAAATAAAGATTAATTAATAACCAGAGTTGTATAGAAGCAACTCACAAATAAAAAAACGATGGACTATAATTTAAAATCAGATTACGAAAGACTTGCGAAGCTAAACGCTGACCAAAAGTCTATAATCGACACTGCCGAATTAGAAGGTAGAAAATCACTTACTGAAAGTGAAGAAAAACAATTCGATGCTTTACATAACGAAGCAGCCGAAACAGAAAAAATGATTGAGAGAAAGAAAAAGTTAAACCAAAATGAACTTTCTTTTACTGATGAATTAGTTGAGAAAAAAGTTTCTCGTGATGAATACGAATTTAACAAAAAAGAGTATTTAGGAGCGATGAAAAACTACCTTTTAAAAGGTTTTGATATTTCTGCATCTGATAAAGAAATTTTAACAAGAGCTCAATCTACTTCAAACGCTGATGGTGGTTACACTATTCATTCTGTAATTGGTGATAGAATTATCAAAGCAATGGAGCAATACGGCGGTGTAAGACAAGTTGCAACAATCCTTCCTACTTCACAAGGTAACCAAATTGACTACCCAACAAACAACGATACGGCAAATGTTGCTACATTGTTGAGTGAAGCTACTGCTGCTTCTGAATTAGCTACTACATTCGGAACTATGGCATTAAATGCTTACAAATATACTTCTGGATATATCTTAGCTTCAAACGAGTTACTACAAGATTCAGCTTTTGATTTAGAAGCGTACTTTGTAGAGTTGTTTGCTGACAGATTTGGACGTGGTTTGAACGATGCTTATACAAACGCTAACGGTTCATCTAAACCAAACGGTTTAAAATATGCTGTAACAACAACAGGAACAACTTTAGTTGATAAAGATATTATCACTTTTGCTTCAATTTTAGACTTGAAACATTCAGTTGACCCTGCTTACAGATTTAACGGTAAATTCATGTTAAATGATTCAGTATTGTTAGCAATTAAAAAACTATCTATTGGTACTTCTGATGCTCGTCCACTATGGCAACCTTCATTTGTAGCTGGAGAACCTGCTACTATCGACGGCTCACAATACGTTATCAATAACGATATGGATGGATTAGGAAGTTTAAAAACTCCAATGTTCTACGGTGATTTTTCTAAATACATTATTCGTGATGTTGTTGGAATGAACATTAAACGTTCAACAGAATACAAATTCTTAGAAGACCAAACTGCATGGGTTGGATTCTTTAGAACTGACTCTGATTTATCTGATGTAAGAGCAATCAAAGCAATGAAAACTTTAACTTTAACATAGTGGTTAAGATTAAATATTTAATATCATGTGCAGGTTCGATAGGGGTTTTCCCTATCGGTTCTGTGCGTGAATTACCAGAAGCTAAAGCCTTATATTTTGTAAGTATGGGCATGGCTGAATTAGTAAAAGAAACCAAAGAAACTCCAAAAGATGAAGTATCAAATAACATCACAACCAGCAATAGAGCCGATAAGTCTAAGCGAAGCAAAAGACCATCTAAGAATTGATGGAACTGATGAAGATACTTATTTAGCTACTATTATTACGGCTGCTCGTAAATATTGTGAGCAATATTGCAATAGGGCATTTATTACCCAAACGTGGAAACAATATCCCGAAGATTTTACTGATGGCATGAAGCTATCTATTAACCCTGTTCAAAGTGTTTCATCTATTACTTATTATGATGAAGATGGTGTTTTACAAACTTTAGCAGCTAATCAATATCAAGTAGATTTAAGCGATGATGTATGTAGAATTTATGAAGCTGTTGACGTTGATTTTCCAGATGTACAAGATGAAAAGATTAACCCAATAACTATTACTTATGTTTGCGGTTATGGTTCTGCTTCAACAGATGTACCGATGGATATACGCCACGCTATAAAACTAATGATTGCACACTTCTTTCAAAATAGAGAAATGGTTAATACAGGTCAAGGTATTAGCTCACAAATTCCAATGCCTAAAGTAGTTCAAGTATTGCTAAATAATTACAGGATATTTTATGAAGCCTAAAATAATGGTTTTACTTCCTATTTGGGGAAGGATGAACATAACTGAATTATGTTTATCGAATTTAAGTAAGTTAAAAGATGAATACGAAATTGATGTTCTTTGTGTTATAAGTGAACAATGGGCAAAGCTAATGGCTTTTAAATACGGTTTTAAGTGGGTTGAGGTTTCAAATGATGACTTAGGACATAAGATGAACTACGGAGTCCAGATGGCTTTAAAATACGATTGGGATTACTTTATGAATTTGGGAAGTGATGATATTATTACTAAAGACTTGTTAGATGAATATAAAAAAGAAATGGATGCAAATAGTCCTATGTTTGGAGTTACTAAGGTTTGCTTTTTCGATTCACAAACAAAAGAATTAAAAGAGGTTAACTACGGGCATTTAATTGGAGCAGGTAGGATGATAAGAAGGGATGTTTTATGTAAGTGTGTAGTTAAAGATGGTAGGGTAGATATGTACGATAAAGGGTTATCAAGGGGTTTGGATAACAATAGCAGAAAAAGATTTTTAAAAATCGGTATTAAGGAATTATACTTACAAGGTCATAAAATCTTAGATATTAAAAGTGAAGAAAATATATGGAAGTTTGATGACTTAAAAGGCGATACAAAAGAGTTAAACTACATTAATAATATAGATGATGAAATACTAACTAAATTAGTTGAATTGTGAAAAGCGGTTTATTAGATAGAAGGATAGTAATACAAAACGCAACTCAAACACGAGATAGTTACGGGTTTGTTTCTACGGTGTGGGGTACTCACTTAACTATTTGGGCAAATTGGGTTCATAATACAGGCAACGAAACTGATAGGGATAATAATAAAAACGTGGATGTAAGCGGTCATTTTAGAACTTACTACCATAGTACGATAACAGAAAACATGAGAGTTATTTATAATTCAGAATATTACAAGATAACTCAAATAAAAGAAATTCAGCGACAAGATGGATTATTAATATTTGTTGAGAAATTACAGCAAACATAATGAGTGCGACATTTAAAATAGATTCAAAAGACTTTCAAATGAAGTTGAAGCAGTTGGAAAAGTTAAAGTCTAATAACGTGGCTTCAAATGTTCTTTTTAAAGCAGCAGACGCGGCATCAGAAAGTTTTAGTGCTGTATTAAAACAAGAAACTCCCGTTGCAAGTTTAGAAGCAAAAGGACATAAGAAATACGATTCAAGAAACCATGCAAGAGGTACTTTAAGAGAAAGTGTAAAGAAAGGATTAAGAAGAAGGATTAAGAATAAAAATGTTTTTGCTGCTTCATCATTTTATGAAATAGACCAAAAGCAATACTATGCAAACTTTGTTTTGCACAGC